CTCTTTTTAGGCATTTTGGGAATGGTCATTATAGCTGTTGTCGTTGCCGCTTTTAACGCTCAAACAGGGGCCGGTATAATCATGGGTTCTTTTATTATTGCCGGATTCACCGAAGAACAAAGTAAATCGTTTAACGACTTTATGTCTAAGCAATCTGACGAAGTTCAGAGCAAAGTAAAATCGTTGATCGATAGTATCAAGGATTCTGATTTAATTAAAGGAATCAACGATCAGTTGTTAGGATTAAAGAAATTCGAAACTGATTTGCCAACAATGCAAAAACAACTTGACCAGATCGCAACAGATTTGAAAAAGGTTGGAATTGGCGGTAGTAAAAAAGAAGAACTTATGGGATTAGATCAAGCCATTAAAAGCTTGTTCGAATCTGAAGAATTCAAAGCCGCTAAGAAAGATAAATTCAAATCGAAATCAGTTTTCGAACTGAAAGCCGATACTTCGATCATTACCGGAACGGTTGGTTTGTCTCAGTTGAAGCCGGGAGTAAACTTTCCTGTATTGCGTGAATTGTCTTTTATCAATGCTGGTTTTGCAACTGGTTATCTTGGTCAGGATAAATCTATCATTGTTTGGATGGAAGGTTCTTATACTTCGCATTGCGGATACGTTGGAGAAGGAACAGGACAGGCAACCGCCGATACTGGTACCGCTACTGAAAAGAGCCGCCAGATGGCTAAGATCAGTGCTAAATTGCCTTTGACAGCCGAAATGCTTGAAGATGCTGAATACTTAGCTTCTGCTTTACGCATGAAACTGCAAGAAAACAGCCTTTTGTTTGCTGACGGTGAAATCTACGCTGGCGACGGTGCTGACGGTGGAGCAAATGCAAAACACATCTACGGTATCAAAGGACAGGCAACCGCTTATTCTCAGGTAACTACCGGAAGCGCAAACACTGTATTGAAAGCCAACATTGGTGACGTTCTGGACGATGTTATTCTTCAAGCTGAATTAGCTCATCAGAAAGGTTTGAATAAACTGTTTATCAATCCGAAAGATTTCAAACGTTTCCGTACCGCAAAGGACGCAAACGGCCAGTATCTTTTTGTGAAAGATGTTAACGGTACTTATTCAATCAATGGTATTGAAGTTATCCGCACTACTGCCGTAACTGCCAACACAATGACAGTTTTGAACTCGAATAAAGTTCAGTTATGGTGGAAACGTCAACCGGAAGTTAAGTTTAGCCAAATGAACGGAACTGACTTCGTTGATGATGCTTACACCGCCGTTTTGTTCTTGCGCCTTCAGTGCGTTGTTGAAACTCCTGATCAGACCGCAGTAATTCATGTAGCTGACATTGACGCTGCAATTGCTGGACTTGAAATGAATCAAGCATAGTATTAACAAGGCCCGGTGAAATATCCGGGCTTTAAAAAAACATCATAAAATGAAAAAGTTATTTTTAATAATGTGTTTAGGGCTTATTGCAATTTTTGCAAACGCTCAATTGGCTACCGTAACAATCCCGACGGGTGCATCCGCTAAGGTTATTGCAACCGATTACACTCTCACAAATACAACCCCGGCTTATATCGTTGTAAATGCTGCTCAACATTATCCAACTACTCAGGATTTTACCGTTGCTTTCACAAAGGCTTCCGGTTCCCAAACAAGGGTTAATGTAGTGTTGTACGGTCAGAAAGCGTCAAATACGCCTTGGGTGCAAATTGCTACCGGATATTGGAAATTAACAACTGCCGATACTGTATTGACTGTAAGTAATGCCACTGCAAACCGTTACAGGAATTACAAAATTCTATACACCGGAACCGGAACAGGAACAACTACTATCACTAATCAGGATATGAAGCTGTTCTTTGAAAAATAACCGTATTTGGAACATCGCCGGGGTTCGATTCTCCGGTACGGTTCAACTTTAAATAATTAATCAATGAGCGTATTCAAATTACATAAACCAGTCAACGGATTTAAAGCGGGTGAAACAGTAACCGTACATGAAAGATATGATTTCGTGTTTGAAAAGTACGGTGAAAGGGTTGAACTGGAAGAGGCACCGGAAAACAAAGCAATCCAAACGGCGCCGGAACACAAATCAAAAGGACGCAAACCAAACAAAGCTAAATAATGAACTATCATTTCACATACGCGGATGATCTTTCTGAGCCTATCAGCTTAGACGAAGCAAAGAACTATCTAAAGATCGATTTTGACACTGAGGATGATTTAATTGCTGAAATGATTACGTCCGCACGTGAACAGGCTGAATTGTTTTGTAACCGTTCTTTTGTGCCTAAAACAATAGAATTTTCAACTACTGACTTTGAGGATGCAGTCTTATTGCCTTTCCCAAATCACAAAGAAATAACTTCTGTTTCTATTGACGGCGAATCTGTTGATTACACCAAAACTGGATTAACTCAATTTGCGGTAACCGTTACCGAAACAGGATTAGAGTTGATAGTTTCTTATGAGGCAAGCGGCGAAATTACCGGATCTGAAAAAGCAGCATTAAAAAAGGTTATTGGCGATATGTATCGCAACCGTGATGAATCAGGCCCATTGTCTGAAAATGCAATCGGGTATTTATTGCCCTTTAAAGTTTATCAGTAATGAACTCCGGGAAACTAAATAGAAGAATTGCAATCAACGCACCTGGTGCAAAGGTTCCTGACGGTTTAGGCGGCCTTATTGAGGGCGACAAATTAGGCAAAGAAGTTTGGTGTTCTGCCAGACAATTGAATTTGAAAGAAGTTCTGCAATATGGTTTGAATACAGTTTATGCGGCTTACGAGTTCATTTTTCGATACGAAACGGCAAAGGATGTGAACAATCAATACACGTTTACTTACGAGAACAGAACGTTTGAAAGTCCTCATATCACTGAAATAAACGAAGCTAAGACTGAAATTAAAATAATAGCAAATGAGCGTACAGCTTGAAATAGAACAGGAAGGATTGTTGAATATCCAAAAGCAGCTTTCGATATTGAGAGAAGGTGCGCCGCGTTCTGCTTATAGTGCGCTTATGAAGGTTGCATTTAAGATCAAGTCAGAGGCTCAGAACAGATTAAAAGGCATGGGCCATATTGTCACATCAAGGCTTCGAAATTCAATTCACGTGCAAGGTGAAGGCGCAAACATTGGCGACAATTCGGATTCATATTCAGACCAAAAGGGAAAGTCTTACAGCTCGATATTACTCACAGCAAACACAAAGAAAGGTGAAATTGCTATTGGTTCAAACGTTGAATATGCAACAGCGATTGAGCTAGGTTCTGCTCCTCACGTTATCGAAGCAAAGAATAAAAAGGCATTGTCTAACGGAAAGGTAATATTCGGTAAACGGGTATTTCATCCCGGATTTCGTGGAGATTCTTTTTTGTATTGGGCTTTTAAAAATGTGGATGTATTGAAGTCAACCGCCGATGATATGCGAGATATGTCCAAATTCATGAAGAAATGAAAGATTTAAGAACCATATTATTTGCGCCGCTTGTTGAAGCACTTCAAACCGCTACCGGAATAGGTGTTTATACAGTTGTTCCGTCAGATGTGGCTTTCCCTTATATCTACATTTCTGACTTCTATCAAAAAGAATCAGGCCCGAAAGATTCATATGGTTATGATGTTGAATTACTCATTCAAATAAGGTACAAAGGATTGACAAGCATTAAGCCGTTGGCTGATACGATGGACAGCATAATGAGCCTTTTAAATAACGGTTCGCCGTTCGATCTGGAAGAACCTTATAAGATTGAACAATGCTTGTTGATTAGCAATACAGACACCGTAATACTAACGGAAACAGGCCCCGAAAATATTGGTTTAATACGTATAAACTTTTTAATAATTTAAGTCATGTCAAAAATTGGAACGTTCGTAATTCTGAAACTAGCCACAAAAGCACTGGTTGGTCAGTCTGATTTATCGTACAACAACGCAATCACAATGATTGAAGTCAGCTCGAAATCGTCAGGTAATGATTCTGATTTTGTCGCTGGCCGTAGTAACAAAACAATGTCCGTTTCAGGTATTGCCGGAACAACAGCCGAACAAACAGATACAGGATATTGGGAAATGGAAGCATTGGCAGAGGCAAGAACTCCTATTGCTTTTACTATTGCTGAATATGTGGACAAAACAGCTAATGCGATGGTTGTAGGTTCAAAAATACGCTCAGGAAACGCATTGATTGCAAAGGCAAGTTTGACATTTCCTGACAATGCAAAAAACACATTCAGTTGCGATTTGCAGGTAACTGGCCCGCTTAACGCAGATGCAGTAGCTCCTATTGTTTAGGTTTTTTTCATATAGGTTTGGTTTAGTTGGTTAATTGATTATTGGTTGAGCGGGTAGGGTGCAAATCGTACCCGCTTTTTTAATTCAAAACTATGATTTTAAAACTTCAATACCCTTATCACATTTTAGGAATAACGTTCGGAATTGGCCGGAAAATAGGATTTATGTTCACGAACTTACAGATGTTCCAGTTCAGGGAAAACACCGGAGTAACGGACTCGAAAAAGATGACCGAATGGATTGAGCAAAACGGAAATCAACAGCTCGTTAATGAAATGCTTTTTGCGGCGGCCCAGGCTTATTGCATGATGAATAAGACAAAGGAGAATTTCGGCAAAGAAAAGCTGTTGAAAGCTATCAGTATGTCAAGCGTTGAAGTTCAGGCCAGATTGATGAAAGCGTGGGAAGATTCAACCGATAAGACCGTTTCGACTGATAAAAAAAAAGTGAAACAATAGTTAATTACCATGATGATTACCTTTTTGTCATTGGCGAAATAGGTATTCCAAAAGCTGATTATTGGAACTTAACACAGGCAGAAACGGCGGCAATAATTCGGGGATATGTATCAAAAAATGATAGACGTTCATCAGATTTCAGGGCTTTGTATTCGCTCTATTATAATTCAAATGCAAAAGAGAACGAGCGTAAGTCTCCAGAGAAGCTTTGGCCGCTTTCAACAGACGCAAAAGAAGTTGAACTGGAACCCGAGCAAATGTACGAACGCAACAAACGATTGATTGAACAATTTAACAAGCGAAAGAAATGACACTAGGGGAGATCTTCATAAAACTAGGGCTGAAATCTGACAACTTCGAAAAAGGCATTGACAACGCAAAGCAGAAAACTAATGTCTTTGCTGAAGGTATTAAAAAGCTCGGAACTATGCTTGTTGCCATATTCGCAGTTGACAAGCTTATTGAATTTGGAAAAGAATTGTTCAACATTGCGAAAGAAGCAGAAGGTGTATCGAAAGCATTTTACAAGATCGCCAGTACTTCAGATTTAAAATACCTGAAAGACTCTGTTCGTGGTACGGTGTCTGAACTTGAATTAATGAAACGGGCCGTTCAGGCTAATAACTTCGGTATTCCAGTCCGTGAACTTGGTGATTTATTCGCGTTTGCAACAAAACGCGCTCAGGATACCGGGCAATCAGTTGATTATTTAGTTGATTCTATCGTTACAGGTATCGGGCGAAAATCGCCTTTGATTCTTGACAACTTGGGTATTTCTGCCATACAGTTAAAGCAAAAACTTAACGGCGTTGGATTAGAAACTGCCAGCGTTGGAGATATTACCCGCGCTGTTGGTCAGATAGCTAAAGAATCATTCCAGAAAACTGGCGAAATTGTTGAAACTGTCGGAATAAAAGCGCAACGGTTATCCGCTACATGGGATAACATGAAAGAGAAGTTATCCGGTCTGTTTTCAAATTCAGAAGGGCTTAAAAAAGATTTGGATTCATGGTCGCAATTATTCGAGATTTGGCAGTCAAAAGAAGTTTCACGTTGGGAAAAATTCTGGTCGTCTATTTCTAAAGTTTCGGCTGATGCCAATTACAAGGCGATGAAAGAAGCCGAAGCAATGAAACAATGGCTTAATCCAAAAGAACAGGAAAGCGTTGATAATACCCCGAAAACAGGTGAAACGGCTGAACAACGAATAGCAACATTAAAACGGCTCATTGCTGAAACAAAAGCAATGATGACTAAAAAGAATGTTGAAGCTTCTCTCGTTGTCGGTTGGAATGATGACCTAAAAAAGATGCAAGAAGAACTTGATATTCTTGAACCAAAAAATGAAAAGATTCATAAGTCATATCAACAGCAATTAGCCGATATTCAGGAAATAAATAAAGAATTAGAAGCTAAGCAAAAATTAGAGTCAATGTATAAAGGCGGTCGTGAATCAGTCACGGCTGCAACAACGATAACAAACGCGACTGTAAGTAACGGTTCAGAACGATATGACACCAAAAATCTTTCAGGTATTCCAGAATACCAAAAGTTAATGAAAGATAAGTACGATAAGCTTATTGAACCAATAAAAAACTTCAACGAAGAATTAAACAGCGTCATTGCTCAGGGCATGCAATCAGCCGCCGAAACGTTCGGTGAGGGGATAGGCGCGTTGATTTCCGGCGATATGAATATGAAAGACTTTGGAAAATCGCTTTTAGTTAATATTGGTAATTTTCTGAAAGAATTTGGAAAGCTCATGGTTGCTTATGCCATTGCCGCTTCTGGACTCGATGCAATGATGAAAAACCCCGGAATGTGGCCTTTAGGTTTGGCGGCTGGTATCGCTTTGATTGCTATCGGTTCAGCTATCTCAAATGCGGGTGCAAAAGGCGTGGCCGGATTATCAAATTCATCAGGCGGCGGCACTTCTTCCGGTTCGTCTGGTTACTCAGGAACATCGAACACAGTAGCCGCAAATAACAAAGTTGTATTCGAGATAAAAGGCACTTCGCTTGTCGGGGTACTTAATAACGTTGACCGCAAAAACACATTGATAAGATGAGTTGGAAACTAAAATATGATTTTCAATACTACCCGCTTTGGGCTGCAAATCCAAACATTGTTCAGATTTGGCACAATACAGACTCGGATGTTGTTTACGAAGCAATAACAGGCCACAAATCGCCTTTTGTTTTGGAACTACCTGAAATTAAACACAAGTTCCAGGTTGTGCGCGGCAAAGGTTGTACGGTTAATCTGTTGTCAGAATCAGATATGAAGTTTTTCAACTCGCTTTACCATGTTGACCCGCAAGAGTTCATGGTTAAGCATTACAGAGGCGACAAAAACGGCGACCCTGATTTCTTCGGGTACCTGAACGCAGAAATGATGACAGAACCTTATGATTTTGACCGAAACTATCAGGTTACGTTTACTTGCAACGACGGTTTCTCTTTGATGGATAGGTTTTCTTTCGTTCAATCTGACGGCACAAATTACACCGGGATAAAGTCAAAGTTTGAGATACTTCAAATCATATTCGCCAAAATCGCTTTGCCTTACGATCAATACCGTATTGCACTGAGTACAACGTTTGCAGATTTTAGCGGCGCGGCTGATTCTACAATCTTACATGAATCATATGTAGATTGCTCAAACTTCTACAATGAGGACCCGGCCCCAATGTCTTTACGAGAAGTTGTTGAATCCATACTTGCGCCTTACGGGGCATTTATCACGGCTCAGGATGGTCATATCTACATTACCGACATAAACACGATTGCGGCTGGTGGCAATATCACATACAAACAATTTGGCCTGACGTTGGGAAACTACGTTGGAACTGTTGTTGTGAACAACGAAAAATCTATTTCCAACATTGGTTATATGGGAACCGGGCAAAGCATCGAAAAGTCGGGAGGTGTGAATAAACAGGTAGTTACCTATTCCCCATACCCGGTAAAAACAATACTAGAAAAGTCAATCGTAGACTTGGGAGAATTTGAAACTGTTCCATCTTCCTGGGCAACACGTGGAGGATTTCATTACAAATATCTTTTAAATAATTCATATTGGGAACTTTTAAATTCTGCAGCTTGCATGTTTGAAGCTACTTATGGAGACATCGATAATCCTGACATACACTTTAGTCTTGTAAGACAAAACAGCAATCATGCAAAATTAGAATTAAAGAAAAAGCCAACGGTAAACATTTCAGGAGCTACAACATCTAGCCCTAGCCTCAATGGTAGATTAGGATATTCTTCAGGAGTCGGATTTTTAATATCAGGCAATATTTTAGTAAAAACCAAGAATAATCCATACAACTCTGAAGAATCAGGAAAGTATGCAAAAGAAGTATCAATTTGCATAATGTTAAAGGTTGGAGATAGGTATTATAACTCATTAAGCAGAGAGTGGCAGACAGATTTTTGCACTTCATTTTTAAGAATAAGTAATTCAGAAGAGGACAGTTTTGTGTCATTCAGTAGATTAATTACGCTTGGAAATATTAATGAGAATATTGTTTTTCATGGAGATTTTACATTTCAAATATGGTCTGACATTAAAGCAATGTTAGACAAAAGAACAGCTGATGAAACACTAAATCCATCTGTCATTCAAGAGATATGGTTAGGAGGTATTTCTGTAGGCTTAGTTAATTTAGATGGCTCTGAAATATCAGACAAAGACATTCAACACATCGGTTTGCTTGACAAAACATTCAAGGATGAAGGCGAAGAAATCAAATTGCATTGCGGAACCGATGCTCAATTCTCAGATCGTGGTAAAATAATGAAATACAATGTTGATCATTTTGAAAGCATATCGAAATGGACAAGGTCAGGTCAAACATTTAAAATAGAGGAGCTTTTACTCAATTCGCTTTCTTCAAATTATCGGGCCGGATTCATCAGTCTTTTAAGCATGAAACTGCAAAATAAATTCGATTTGATGAATGTGTTAACTGATACGTTCATTGGCTCAAAAAAGCTGATGATTAAATCTGCCTCAGTCAATTATGAGGATAATGCTGTCGAATGTTCGCTTGTTGAAATTTCGCCTGATTCATTAACCATTGTTCCCTCTGAAGTAGTCGGGGCAAACTAAAATCTAAACTGATGGCTAATGTATATGTAAGCAATTTAGGAGTTAACAAGGTAGCACGAAACAAGCGACCATACACCGGAAACGCTGTTTATAATTCGGGAAACGGAGGTGGTGTTGGAATACACATCGAACACGACAGATTAACTGATCTGGCAAGTAAAACTGTTACCGTCAATTTCTCATCAGAATTTAGTGTTATCCCTGCCGGATGGGTGCGAGTTTACCGGATGCGTGAAACAACAGCCGGAAACGGTAAATGGAAGCAATGGGATGTTTTATATTATCATACTTCATCAGATTGGAAAACGAAAACGGGGTTCAGCATTCAAATCGATGCAACCGAAAATTTAACAGGTGTTATTGTTGAATACTTATTTATTTAGATATGAAAAAGATACTTTTTTTAATACTGTTTTTTGCGTCTCTGGCCTCATTTGGTCAGGTATATGACTATCAGGTGCAAGCCTCCGATATATTGCAATCAGACAATTATTTTGTCTGGAAAGGCGACACAATACGAAAAGATTCTATCGCCTATCTGGATAATCACATAGATTCAATACGGGTAAAATATATCAACGGTCAGTTTTCAAAGTGGATTGCAAACTCTGAAAAGATCAGGCAATGGATTGCAAATAATCATGTCAGCTCGATTGCATTTTCAGGAACGACAACCAAAACGCTGACATTAAATCAGGTTAATGGAGGCACTAAAACAGCAATGTTTACCGATTTAGATCAGCAAACATTAAGCACGACGGCAAGCGGTAATACACGAACTATTACTATTTCGGGCGGTAATTCAGTTGGTCTTGATGTTTCAGATCCGACAAAAGACCCATCTATAACGAACGAAGGCTCATTAAGTTTATCTGGAGGAACAGCGACAAGCGTTACCATTAATTCAAATACAATCGGAATCACACCAATAACATTAAAAGCCGCCGGAATAAATACGTTATCAGTAAGCGGTAGTACTGTGACAATAACGGCGACCGAAGTAGATGGAAGTGTTACGAACGAAATACAGGCTCCCACTTTAGTCGGTGATAATATTGGATTGACTCAAACAAGTACGACAATATCCATTTCGGGTAAAGAAGATAAATCGAACAAAGTAACTTCTATTTCAGGAAGTTCAACTGATACGCAATATCCATCGGCTAAATTATTATACGATCAGTTAGCATTGAAAGCACCATCACTTTCTGGAACAACCAATTATGTTTCTAAATTTACAGGTGCTAATACAATTGGAAATAGTTCCATTTTTGATAATGCAAATAATATTTTAATAAAGGGTACTCAAAAAGTAAATGTTGGTGAAACAACTATATTAAGAATAAGTAATGGTTATTACGGGGAAACAAATAAAACCGCTGGTATTGGTGCAGTTGTGGAGGGTGCTGATTCAAATATTACTGGATTAGGTTTTTACACTAGTGATGTACCTTCAAATGAAACTATAAAAGCGTATATAACCGGAGCAGGTAATTTCGGTGTAGGTTACTCAACAGGCACAGAGATAACCAACAATAAATTA